AGCTACTAATTTGCAGGTTCTTTGTTGCAGTACCCCAGTTTGCACTAGGCGTAACACCGATGCCGAGGTTGCCGGTGGCATCCAGCGTCATCTTTGGAGTGCCGAAGGTGATCGGATCACCTGCTGTGCCGGATGGCGCTGTGTACCACTGATGTTGACCGCTAGATGCAACGTGCCGATACCTACCGGCGTAGTTCGTTGTCAGGTATCTGTCTGCTGCTGCCGCATCCGTGTATGCGTTGTTTGAGAACGCGGCAAAGTCAGTGTTCGCGGTGATTGATCCGTTTGTTGAAAACTGGATGGCTTTATAGGTCGAATACCAAACACTAGGCGTAACACCGATGCCGACATTACCAGCAAAGTAATTAGGCGCAGAACCAGATGCGTAAATGTTCCACTTGTTACGAGCCAGAGCAACCGTGCCGGTATCGGCAACTGATGTGATGTTGCCTAGCGTCTTGGCGTAGGTGAATGTGGTTGTTGTAGGTACTGCGGTGATTAGCGCAGCGCCATTGATGCCTGTGTTTGTCGTCGCAGTGACAGTCGGCGTTTCGCCAATCATCAGGCCGTGTGCAGCGGAAGTAGTGACGGTTACTACGTTGGAAGTTACTGCGACGTTGGTGATTGTCGCGGCGATGGTGGATGAATTTACCTCACTTCCAATGCCGTAATTACTTGTACCGCCAGTTTGATTTAGAACGCGAATTCCATAATTGTTGGTTGCTATTGATCCAGCACCCATAATTGGGTCACCAACATAAACACCCATTGTGTAAGCTGTAGTAAATGCAGCGGCTGCGGTCTGAGGTTGCGCCATTACTCCGATAACAGAAGAAGTCGATGCACTGCTACCCACAGGAGCCGAAACCAATCCAATCTGCGTGGCTCCCGTTAAAGCTGTTGGTACGATACGCACGCTCTGACTAGCCACAGGAGCAGTACCAACCCCCATGTACCCATTGACCTGTACGGTATCTGTACTTGCATCGCCTAGCGTGGTGTTGCCTGTGCTGGATAGGTTGCCGGTGACTGAGAGGCCGGAAGCGTTTGTCGTAGTTACTACAGAACCATTAACCTTGTTGATGTGCTGAGTACCGGCCAGATAGATCATTGACGTAGAGCCGCCAAGGTTTGCAGACGCCGTGCTGGTTGTGTCAAAGTGGTTTGTTGCGCCGGACGCATCCGTTGAACTTGTTTTTAATGCGGATGCTGTTGCTAATCCACTAGCACTCAGCGCAGTAAAGCTACCCGCAGCCTTCGTCGTACCACCGATCACCGTGCCGTCGATTGTGCCGCCGTCGATGTTGACTGACGCGCTGTTCAGGATCGTGAAGCCAGTTGTTCCCCATTTGGCAATCGCAACACCGTTAGCAACGAGCGTTACTTCATCCGCAGCAGAGCGGTAGAAGCCAGTATTGATGTCAGCCGAGAACGTGACGGAGGGAGCAGATACCGTACCGTCAGGGAATTTGCCCTGACCAATCGTGTTGTAGAAGGTCGAGTAGTTATTGACCAGTTCAGCCGCTTGCGCTGCCAGATCACGGATGTACGACTGAGATGGAACAATGACGTATGCCTGCCCTGTCTGCGTCGCGCCAAGGTAGGTTGAGCCAAGTGTGATCGTGGTATCTGATCCGATGTTGGCGATTTCGTACAGCTTGCCGTCAGGAGCTAGTAGCGCCTCGCCAATACCTGCGTTGGTAATCCATGCAGTGCCTGCGCCAGTAACAGCAGTAGAGCCGTTGGTGACGCCGATTGATCCAGTACGATACCAAGACATAGCTTACCCCTTAAATAATCCAAGGTAGGCCGCTGCGCGTTGGGCATCGCCACCTTCAAAGTCTTTTGAATACATCCGGTACAACAGGTAATTCACCATGTTGTCCTTATAAACATCGCGCACGCCCATGTTGTCGCCGTAGGCAACAGTCGGCGGAACAGCCCTGTAGGTCATCTGCACAGAACCAGCGCCACTCAATGCCGGATAGACGTAGAACGTGTCAGGCTGCGGATCGTCCATGTAGTGGATGACGGTTGTTTCCGTTTGGGTTGTCATCCAGTTCGGGTTAAACAGGTCAAGCGCCGAGCGGTCACATGGCGTAATCGCTGCGCCATTGGTGTTGCGGCGTAGCTCAATGATTTCGATACAGTCAGCCGGATTGGTTTGCTTCGCGCCGGCAATCAGCGCAACCGTTGCGGTCTTGGCGTAGGCGTCAGGCTTGATCTTGACCAAAGCCAGTTGCCCCTCGTTGAAATACCCGACTAGCTCAGGTTGCGTCCAAGTGACGTTATCCGTGTCGTTGGCTAGCTGTGATGCGGTTGCGAGGATTGAGGCGACGGTTGTGGTCATGTCGAACAGCCATAAACAATATGGCCGAACGATACCTAGCCATGCGGTTTATGGGTGTGCTTGCACGCGCAGTTGCGCCTTCATGTTGCCAAGCGTGGCCTGGGCGGTTGCTCCGTTGAGTGCTGAGTCAAAAACCTGGCGCTTTGCTGCCGCCATCTGTGGGTTCGACCACGGCTGACCATTGATCACAAACAGCCTGGCCAATGCCCCGGCAACAACGCCATCGCGCCACCTGTCAAGAATTGATGGAACGGTTGTAGATGTTGATTCAACCGACAGCACAAGCGTTACTGTCATCGTCTCTGCGGTGCGAGGCGCGGGGTGAAGGCGAAGCGTTTCACTATCAACCTGCTCGATATAGACTGGGTCTGTCGCAAGATCCGCCAGGCCGTTGGCGAGATCCGGGGTGATTGGCTCAAGAGGATCTTTGGTTCCGATCCTGGCGAACAAAGCCTCTACAGAGAACGCACCAACGGTTGCCGGGGTCAGCGCATAATCTGCCTGGCCTGGGATCAAGTCGATCTGAATCGTCTCACGCAGTATGCGAGACTCCCGGCAAAGCTCGTCAGCAGAGTCAAGAATAGCCTGCTCTGCAATTGGGATAGGACACCCCATGACGTTAGGCATGACGCGAGACAGGTATTCTGAGACTAGCATTTAGACGACCTTCTTTCCCATCTGAAGACGGATAGCATTGCGCATCGATTCAGCAGTTTCTTTCTTCGGCATAACAACACCAAAGTTGCGGTGCGCGTACTGGCTCAGTTGATCCTTGGTCATCGCTTCAAGATTCACCATCGGCGGCTCTTCGACAACCACTTCTTTTTCAACTGGCTCGACCTGGTCGAACTTCCGTGCGTTTGGGGCTTCCTCAAACTCAGGATGCCGCAGCAGGTAGTCAGCAGCTTCTTTCGGCACAGCGACAACGCCGCCCTGAGTCCAGGTTGCGCCAGAGTTGTACAAGTGGTCAGACCAAGATTCTTCCTGGCCGACATATTTGATTTTGACTAGATCAGACATTGGGTTGCCCTTCAGCAAACTTCAGAACGCGATCAAGTGGCCCAACCAGAGAAGACATGTATTCAGCAACATCCATTTCGGGTGGTGTGATAAGGCACACAGGGATCAATGCCTTTGCTTCTTCCTGAGTGATAGCGCCGCCAGCGATGGCTTCGCTCCAGAATTTTGAGGCAAGCTCAAGCGCAACAGCAGACGCAAGCGGATCTTGTTCTTCAGACATTTCAACTCCCGTTTGTAGATACCACTTTTTACTCGCTACAACTTTTTGTGGGTGTGGTTGCCACAATAGAAAACAGGGGCTTGTGGCCCCTGTCTCTTTACTCAGCTACGGTTGATTAAACCGGAACAACAGAGTCAATGGCGATAACACCATTGTCAGTCGGATCATCACCAGACAACTGGAAGCGGAGTTTTGCCTTACCGCCCATCACATCACCGGCCACCTCAAGTGCGCGGTCGAAGTTGTATGGGTTCTCAAGCCAGCTGAAGTGATAGTCAGACGACTTGTTCTTGCCGTAGACATTACCCATAGCCTGAGCGCCCAACAGGATTGCGCGATCAACTGCGAAGCCTGAAGTAATGGCGGCTGCAACTGCTGCCGAGGTTTCGGTTTCCGTTGCCTTGTTGGCATTGGTCACGTAGCTGTAGGTGGTGTGGCCAGAAGCAAAGCGGACAGCGCGGGTCAGTTTCTTGACCAGGATGCCGTTCCACATGCCGACTTCGCCCTTGAACAGCGGATGCTTGGAGCCGTAAGAGGCGCGGTTCCATGCGTTCTGCTGGAAGGAGCGGATGTTGCCGGCAGCGGTAGTCTCAGCAAGCAGCTGGGCATACTGGCGCGGCGAAACATACATCACCCACATCGGCTCATCAGCAGCAGCCGGGTCATCAGCGATCTTGACGCACTGCAGCGGGAATGCCATCTCGTCCATGCGGGTGCGCAGTTCATCGATGTGGCCGAGCTTCAGAACGTCAGTCGTTGCGATACCGGAAACGACGCGGTCACCACCAGTTGCCAGGGTCGTGGTCGATACCGTGAAGTGACGGTTGCGAGTCGGACACTTGACCGTGTTGGTCAGGATGGTAGCCAGGGTCGGAACGGCAACGTCAGCTGCCAGCGGGAGAACCCAGTCAGCATTGACTTCAGTACCGCGTGCGCCGGCCAGATGAACCAACGAAGCCTGGTCATCGAGACGAGCAAAGTAGCTGGTCAGGTTGGCCATAGCGATGTTGCGCAGGTCATGCACGGTACGCTGTGCAGACATCTTGCCACCAACGTCAACAACTTTGGTGGTCAGGTCGATGGCGATTTCCTGAGTCGAAGAACTCAGAGCGGAGCCAGAACCCTCTGCATCGGCATCGCCCATCTTCGGGGAGCCGGTCAGAACACCAAACATATCGACGGAGATCTTGTCGCCGGCAGTCTTGGAGAGGTCGGTTACGCGAACAATCGGCATGTCGGACGACGACTGGCCGCGCAGCTTGTTGAGAGCGTCGCCAGTAGAAGGAGCCGGGCCGGTCAGAGCGCGGGAGAAACCCGGAGCCTTTTGCGTTTGAGCAAAAAGGGCAACGGAATAAAGCTTACGTGCAAGCGCGGAGCCTGCTGCTACAGAAGTAGCGAAACCACCAGTAGAAGCCATGATCGAAAATCCTTGTCAGTAGGGTTAGCCTGCCTTGGCAAGAAGTTCGGTAATCTGGTCTGGAGTCATTCGGCTCATCATCGCAGCCAACTTCGCTGGAGTCTGGTCGAACATCGCTTCAATCGGATCGCTAGAAGAGACAGTGCCACCTGGCATATCCCCAATAGTCTTCGGCTTGAACGTCTCTGCAGATTCAACCGCCTTCTTCACCTTGGCGCTTAAGTCTTTCGGCGGCTCCTGTCGCGGCGCGAACTCAGGCGGCAACTCCGTTGCGCCATAAATCGCTTCCACCACAGAAACAACCTTTGAAAATCTTTCGCCTAATGACAGTCGTTCGATTGCTGGCAAGCTACGCAACTGGTTGTCCGCCTCTAGTGCCGCCTGCCATTTCTCCGGGTCTTTGGTTTCCCAATAGCGGAGGGTGGGATTAGCATCTATTTCCTGGCGAACTTCTGCCTGTTGCTTAACTGCTTGAGCCTGTTGCCGAGACATTTCAATCTGCTCGACTTCCGCAAAACGCTGCTCAAACTGGGCAAGCTTGCCTTCAAGCTGTTTCGTGTAATCGATCATTGGCTTGATGGATGGGAAATCCACTACCATTTCGCTGATCGACTCATCTGACAACAACTCGGCGACTGCACTGCTTTCGACCGGAGCGCCCTGGCCAGAAGAGGCCAATTTGCTTTCGATCTCAGCAATACGCTGCATCAGTTCTTGCTGCACCTGCTCTGCCGCCCGGCGTTTCTCGCGCTCGGATTGCAGGACTGCGTAAGGTATGGAGTGCTTCCCATCCTTGCTTTCAATCGGTGCCGGTGTCTCTTCCGCACTTGCTTCCGTTTCCAGGCTGGGTGGAGCCTCTGTTACACCCTCTTCGGTCGGTTGCTCCGGTTCCGCTGCAGGCTCTTCTTGTGGCTGATCGCCGGTCAGAAGGGCATCGATTGCAGCAGGATCGGTCGGTAGTTCGTCCGGGTTCTGCGCGTAATACTCAAAATCTTTTACTGTCATTGCTGCGTTTCCTCTATCGGTTGGAAATCCGTATGCCTCTTAACGCAGAGGCAGCGATGGCCGGACGATAGAAGAAAGCTATTGGGGTGGGTGTCCTTGTACGCAGTGACTATAAGATCTGAGACAGAATCAAGATCAACGCCTCTTCGTCATCAGCCTGGCGCTTGGCCTTGGCGATGGCATCGTTGGCCAGAGCAGTGACAGACTGCTGGATCTCGTCAAGCTCGGTGCGAAGCAGCGCGATCTCTGGGTTGCTTGCAATGGTCTGAGGTGGCTCGACGGATGGCGGCGCTTCAACGGTAGGCGCTTCAGGCGTAACGACCTGGGCAGGCTCGACCACTTCAGGCTTGGCGTACAGCTTCTGGCCGACAGCACGCATCGCCTCAAAGTGCCGCTCCTGCTCGTAGTCGTAATCGCGGCCAGCGTTATCAGGGCCGGATATACGAGGCGGCTCATAGACTTCATGCAGCGGCCCCCAGCTTGATGCCCAGGAGTCGCCCCACGCCTGAAACCACGCTAGGCTGGATTCCACGGGTCACCTGTCGTACCAGTGCCTTTGACGGTCACAGCATTCACCTTCCTGATGTCGGACTAGATCGGCGTGATCTGGGCT